GATGACGCCTCGAACCGCGCCGCCCGCGCCGCCCAAATGACGCAAGGTGAAGTTCCCCTCGTTGCTGCTCTTGATCAAGTGATTGATTTTGTCCAGAGCGAAAAAGGCAACCAAGCAACTGGCTCTGTACGCACAAAGGTGCAAGATCTTGTCCGTTTACTTAAGATACAGCAGTCACAACCAGACACAGGAGACACCCAATAATGGCAACAATTTATGAAATCACACAAGGTCTAGCGCAAGCAGCAGCTAATGCTTATGATGGAGCGCTAACCGAAGACGGAGACGCGATCAAGGCCGGTCTGCAGAGAGAAGAGGGCGACCCTATTCTTGACAAGCGCATTATGGACGGCTTTGGTGTAAAGTTCTATGGTAACATGATGTGTATTACATACCACTCCGAAGTTCAACTTAAAGAAGTTTATGGACCAGGATTTGAGACTGACATCGACCAGCGCATTACTGACATTTCCAAGTGGCTCAAGAAAGAATACAAGCGCATCACTGGTGATTCTGTCACTCTCACCACCGCCGGCGAAGTTGACGTTCGTGCTGAAAACTCTTCAAGAGTGCGGTCTTGGGTACTTGCCAAGAAGCATTTCAAGGTCGGCGGTCTTGAGGAAGAAATGAACCTTGAAACTGGCTCAAAAACCCCATCCGAAAGTAATTGGAGAGCGTTCCTTGACCAAGGTGGCTGGAATGGTACCGGCGGCAAGCGTCCAAAGAACGATACTAGAAAAAAATGATTAATGAGTTTTCAACTAGACAAAAAACAGAAAGTAAAAGAGATCTTAAAATGCGGTAAAGATCCAGCTTACTTCTTGAAAACCTATGCCCGTATATCCCACCCGATGCACGGGCTTATTTTATTTGACACATATGATTTCCAAGACCACCTATTACAAGATTTTAATGATTATCGTTTTAATGTTATTTTAAAAGCGAGACAGCTTGGCATCTCAACGATTACAGCCGGCTACATCGTGTGGCTTATGTTATTCCATCGCGATAAGGCTATTCTCGTTATGGCAACTAAGTTTGCAACAGCAGGCAACCTTGTAAAGAAAGTTAAAGGCATTATGCGTAATCTACCAGATTGGTTGAAGATTGCTACAATTGAAGTAGATAACCGAAACTCTTTTGAACTTTCCAATGGATCTTCTATTAAAGCCGCATCTACTTCCGGCGATGCCGGCCGTTCGGAAGCACTGTCTCTGCTTGTACTTGATGAGGCAGCACACATCGAAGGTCTCGAAGAACTATGGACAGGGTTGTATCCTACACTATCTACGGGTGGGCGGTGTATTGCATTGTCAACACCCAATGGCGTTGGTAACTGGTTTCATAAAACATGCACCGATTCAGAATCTGGCGCCAACAACTTTAATTTAACGACGCTTGCATGGAATGTTCATCCCGATAGAGATGAAGAGTGGTATAAGAAAGAAACCAAGAATATGTCAAAGCGTCAAATTGCGCAGGAGTTGATGTGCAACTTCAATACTTCTGGCGAGACTGTTATTGACCCAGAGGATATGGAGTGGCTGTTGTCTAATGTATGCGAGCCAAAGTACCGTACTGGTTTCGACCGCAACTTTTGGATCTGGGAAGAGTATGATCCAAGTTGTAATTATCTTATGTCGGTTGATGTGTCAAGAGGTGATGGTGCCGATTTCTCTACGTTTCATCTTATTAAACTTGAAACTCTAGAGATTGTTGGAGAGTATCAAGGAAAAGCTACCCCCGATATGTTTGCTAACATGCTTAATCAAGTTGGGAGAGAGTTCGGATCTGCGATGATGGTGGTAGAGAATAATAATATCGGCTATACTGTGTTGGATAAACTTACAGAATATGCATATCCCAATCTTTACTACTCTATCAAATCAACTCATGAATATGTTGAGCAACATATAGGGGAACATCAGACCTCTGCTGTTGCTGGTTTTTCTACTACAATGAAAACTCGACCTCTTATAGTGGCGAAATTAGAGGAGTTTATAAGAAATAAACTAATTAAGATATATTCTTCGCGAACCGTGAATGAGTTTAAAACTTTTATTTGGAGGAATGGGAAGCCGCAAGCAATGAAAGGCTACAACGATGATTTAATTATGGCTCTTGCGATTGCGTGTTGGGTTAGAGACACAGCACTTCAATCGAATGCGCGAGATTTAAATTATCAAAAAGCTTTTGTTGATGCAATTTATACCGTTAAAACTACAATGAATACACAAATAAAAGGCCAAGAGGGATACAAACAAGGCAATGCAGCTGATATAATGTCTGAAGCCAAGTCCTATTGGGATCAATATAAATGGATTATAAAGTGAGGAAATAAATGGCACCACCAAGTAGAAATCAAGGAAGAAATCCGGCAAACAGAGACTCTGGTTTGTTTCAAGCATTAACAAGATTGTTCTCTGGTCCGATTATTAGCTATCGTTCACAAACAGGACGACGAATTCGTAGACAGCATTTAGACAAATTCTCCTCACGCTTTAAGTCTGCGTCGGGTCAACAGTTTAAAAAGTCTTTATACAACCCTCTTGATGTTCTCGCAACTCATGCCATCCAAAACCAGCGCCGCGCTGAACGCTATGTTGATTTTGATCAAATGGAATACACACCAGAGATTGCATCAACAATGGATATTTATGCAGATGAGATGACAACCTACTCAGATCTCCGTCCGATGTTAAATGTCAAATCTGCTAATGAAGAAATTAAAGCAGTTCTTACAATCTTATATGAACAAATTCTAAACGTTCAATACAACTTATTTGGCTGGGCTCGTACAATGAGCAAGTATGGTGACTTCTTTTTGTATCTAGACATTGATGACAAGTATGGTATCAAGTCTGTAATCGCCCTACCTCCGATGGAAATTGAGAGATTAGAGGGCCAAGACTCCACCAACCCCAACTATGTTCAATATCAATGGAACTCCGCCGGGATGACTTTTGAAAACTGGCAGGTTGCACATTTCCGCGTTCTTGGTAATGATAAGTATGCGCCATATGGAACCTCTATTCTTGAGCCCGCCCGTCGCATTTGGCGCCAACTTACGCTTATGGAAGATGCGATGATGGCTTATCGTGTCGTGCGTTCATCAGAACGCCGCATGTTTAAGATTGATGTAGGCAGTATTCCACCTCAAGAGGTAGAACAGTATATGGAAAAAGTTGTATCACAATTGAAACGACATTCCGTTGTTGACCCATCTTCTGGTCGTGTTGATTTGCGCTATAACCCAATGGCTGTAGAAGAAGATTACTTTATTCCAGTTCGCGCTGGGTCTGTTACAGACATTCAAACCTTGGCCGGCGCCCAAAACATCACAGCGATTGATGATATTAAATATCTCCGCGACAAATTGTTTTCAGCTCTTAAGATTCCTCAAGCTTATCTTGCGATGGGTGAAGGCGCCGCCGAAGATAAGACAACTCTTGCACAAAAAGACATCCGCTTTGCAAGAACCATTCAGAGATTACAGAGAGTTATTATTGCCGAGCTAACTAAGATTGGTATTATTCACCTTTATACTCTTGGTTTTCGGGGTGATGATCTTCTTAACTTTAAGCTTGTCCTTAATAACCCATCAAAGATAGCCGAGCTTCAAGAACTTGAACACTGGAAGCAGAAGTTCGATATTGCTGGTTCCGCGACAGAAGGTTTCTTCTCCCGACGTTGGGTATCAGAACATGTGTTCGGGATATCTAATGAAGAGTTCCAACGCAATCAACGTGAAATGTACTATGATCGCAAACATGACGCATCTCTTCAGCAAGTGGCTGAAGGCGCCGCTCTCGCTGGAGGTGCCGGATTGGGCGGTGAACTTGGTGGAGAGCTTGGTGGTGAACTCGGTGCCGAAGAGCTTGGTGGAGAACTTGGCGCTGAACTTGGAGGCCCCGAAGAAATGCCCGCGGGCGAAGCCGGTGAGCCCGGCGAGGCCGGTGGTGAAGAATCACCATTATTGGCGGTCCCTCCCGGCTCACGTAATTCTCCTAGACTTACCCCTGGCGCCAAGGGCAAGGTATACTATCCCAAAAAAGTGGATACAAGAAAAGACAGCGGCCCACGTACAAGGTCCTATGCTGGTCACCGCAGCGCAGAAAAAAGTAGTGCCACAACAAGAAATGTATTTCCCGGTTCAGAGATCAACAGTATTCCAAGCATCTCAAAAGGGATTTATGAGGAAGACCAGTCTATTTATATGATGAGAGAGAAAACAGAAGAAGACAAACTCTTTGAGATCAATGATACCATTCGACTTCTTCTCGAAGGTCTTGAAGAAAAAGAGACAGTAACGGAGCAAAAGAATGAAGATAAAACACAACAAAAAGCGTAATACGGCGTTTGTTTTCGAAGCCTTGGTTCGCGAAGCAACTGTGGCAGTTATAAAAGAAAACCACGAAGTTAAAGATAAAGCTGTTGCGCTTATTAAGAAACATTTCGCTCCCGGTACACTGTTATATAAAGATTTACAAAACTATCGCTCCCTTTATGAAAAGCAAAATCTTGATAGAGATGTTGCAGAGAAAATAATAAAGGAAGCAAAACTAGCCAGTCGTTTGCTAGACACGCAGGGGTTGTTTATAAGC